CAGTGCAGGAAATGATGCAAGGCAGGTCGCTACAGCCTGTGGTTTCTTTACCTTCTGCTACGCCTTCTAAGAGACTGTGGGAGAAGTGTAGAGACTGGCTAGATAGCTTCGAGAAGATTGTATTGAGTGTAGATAACGATGCAGCAGGTAATGCCGTAGCGTCTAAGATCTTCAATATGTTTCCTAATAAGACCTATAGGGTCAAACACGACGTTTACAAGGACGCAAACGACTTCTTAGTAAACAAGGCTAATCGTGAGTTTAGTAATGCTTGGTGGAACGCTAGAAAGTATACACCTGAGAATATTCTAAACACGTCAGAGCAGTTTGTAGACCTGTTTAGAGAGTCACCTGATTACAATTACGTACCTACAGGCATAGAGGCGCTTGATGATAAGATCATGGGGCTCATGCAGGGTCACTTCACTGTAATCAAAGCACCTACTGGTATAGGTAAGACTGAGGTTATGCGTTTCTTAGAATACAATATGCTGCAAAGGAAAGTTCCTTTTGCATCTTGGCATCTAGAGGAAACAAAGTTGCGCAGTGTCTTAGGTCTTGTCTCCTATCATCAAAACCAGAACCTTACACGTAGGGATATCATAGATTCACTTGGTCTACATGATGTAGTAGAAAAGTCTATCAAAGAGATAACCAAGGACGAGCTGTTTTATCAGTTCTATATGCCTGACGGTAGCGACACAGATGATTTTATAGAGCAGATACGGTATCTAAGTCAGGGCTGTGAGTGTAAGTACATATTCTTCGAGCCTATTCAAGATGTAGTCGTAGGTCAATCCGAAGAAAGCAAAGAGCAGCAGCTTGCTGACTTGTCCGTGAGACTATCGAAGCTAGCTGCAGAGCTTAACGTGGGTATAGTCACTATCGCACACACTAATGAGAACGGTGACCCTAAGTACTGTAAGATGATAGGTCAACGTGCATCTGTTATTATAGATTTGTACAGAGATAAGTTAGCTGAGGATGATCAGGAGCGTAACACTACACAGCTAAGAGTTGAGAAGAACAGACCTTGCTCTGAAGAGGGTAATGCAGGTACTCTGTTGTTTGACTCTATGAGTTTTACTTTGCAGGAGACACACTCTTGAAACCTATAGATGATGAAAAGTTACTCGGTGAGATAATGCTTACGTGGGAAATAGGTCAAATATGTAAAGGTGAAAGACCGCCTCTACCTAACACCCCTGCATTAGCTACCGCAAATACTCGCCAAGATGTTGTAGACACATTGACGACCCTATATAAAATGTATGGCTTTATAAATAGGGGCTTGCTAAATAATTGTGGAGATGTTAAGAGACCTGTAGCAAACCGCTTTATGAAGGTTTGGCAAGACATAGGAGATGAAATTGAACGTACTAATAGCTTGTGAATTCTCAGGTACTGTAAGGGATGCTTTTATTAAAAGAGGTCACGATGCAGTATCTTGTGACGTACTTGAAGGTGAGGGTGATGGCCCTCATTATCAAGGCGATGTAAGAGACATACTTTACAATGGTTGGGACTTGATCATAGCTCACCCACCTTGTACTTACTTAGCAAACAGTGGTGTGTCTTGGCTACATAAAGACGAAAGCAGATGGGGTAAGCTAGACGATGCTGCTGACTTCTTTAACTTGTTCTTAGATTTACCTACACAGAAGATATGTGTGGAGAACCCTATAATGCATAAGTATGCTAAACAAAGAATAGGTAACAGGAACCAGAGTCAGGTTATACAGCCTTGGATGTTTGGTCATGCAGAGCAGAAAGCCACTTGTCTATGGCTTAGAGGACTGCCGATGCTACGTGAGACCGATAATGTAAAAGAGCAAATGCTAGCACTAACTCCTGCAGAGCGTCAGAAGTTACATTGGCTACCGCCCTCTAAGGATCGTTGGAAGTTACGTAGTAAGACTTATCAAGGCATAGCAGACGCTATGGCAGCGCAGTGGGGTTAGTATGCTAGGGGTAATGTGTTTAGCTTTAACTATATACTATGAGGCTAGAAGCGAACCGCTTCGAGGTCAGTATAAAGTAGCAGAGGTAGTTATGAACAGGGTCGAGTCCGATAGATACCCTGACAATATCTGTGCAGTAATGAAACAAGATACAGGCCCATTGAAAGATGACTGTCAGTTTTCTTTCTACTGTGATGGTAAACCAGAAAGACCGTCAGAAGACATACCTTGGCTGTTTGCACAAATCATAGCCAACGATGTTGTACGGTACGGTATCAAGAACAACACAGGTGCGACACATTATCACGCCACCTATGTTAAGCCGTATTGGAGAACTAAATTAAAGTACCTATACCAGATAGGTAGTCACCACTTTTATAAGGAAGTAAGATGATATTTGATATCGAAACAGACGGACTTGATCCTACGATGATACATGTCATGTCTTGGGAACAGGGCGGAGAAGTTCATAGTACAAATGACTATGACGAAATGAGGGCGAAGCTAATGAGTGCTTCGGAGCTATCGGGTCACAACATTGTACGCTATGATCTACCTGCTCTAAATAAGATACTTGGGTTCTATGTAGCTAAACATCAGAGAGTAGTCGATACGCTGCCCCTATCATGGTATCTAAACTATGACCGTAGTAAACATGGCTTAGAGGGTTATGGTAATGATTATGGTGTACCTAAACCTAAGATAGATGATTGGGAAAATCTAACGTATGAAGACTACGCCCATCGTTGTGAGGAGGACGTAAAGATAAACATGAGGTTGTACAAAGAGCTTATGTACAAGCTAGGTAAACTTTACAAAGACGAGGACTCACTTAACAAGTGTATAAACTATCTTATGTTCAAGATGGAGTGCGCAGCAGCTCAAGAGAAACTTGGTTGGCGTATAGACTTTGCCAAAGCTAAAGGTCACTTAGATGAACTTACTGCTCTTAAAGAAGAGAAGATAACAGAGCTTACAAAGGCAATGCCTAAAAGAGTCATCTATGCTGAGAGACTTAGACCAAAGAACTGGACTAAGAAAGACGGTAGCTTAACAGCATTAGCTGAGAAGTGGGTGGCACTCACAGAGAGTATGCATATGCCAAGCTCAACAAAGCAACTTATGGTAGCTGTGAGAGAAGAAGAGCCCAACCCTAACTCTATAACTCAAGTCAAGTCTTGGTTATATGACCTAGGTTGGCAACCTACAACGTATGAGTATCACAAGAATAAGGAAACAGGTGAGGAGCGTTCAGTTGAGCAGATACGTAAAGATGGAGAACTTTGTGAGTCAGTTAAAGAGTTATTCTACAGGAACCCCGAAGTGGAGTTACTGGAGGGTCTTACTATTATTAACCACCGTCTCGCTATATTTAAGTCTTTTGTGGATAGCACTAGGAACGGATACGTAACAGCATCTATAGCAGGGTTTACTAACACTCTTAGGTTTCGTCATGCTAAACCTCTTGTCAATCTGCCCTCAGTTGATAAGCCTTACGGTAAAGAGATACGAGGCTGCTTGATAGCACCAAAGGGTTATCAGCTATGTGGTGCTGACATGGTATCCCTAGAGGACACTACTAAGAGACATTACATGAAGGATCATGACCCTAAGTATGTTGAGCAAATGTCTCAAGAGGGTTTCGATCCTCACTTAGACTTAGCTCGTTGGTCAGGTAAAGTTACTCAGTATGATATCGACAGACATAATTCTGGTGAGATATCACTCAAAGCCCTCCGTAAGAAATATAAGGTAGTTAACTACTCAGCTACATATGGCGTAGGAGTCAATAAACTGGCTCGTACAATGGGGATACAGCTTGCCGAGGCATCAAGTATGCTAGATGCCTTTTGGGATCGTAACTGGTCAATACAGACGGTCGCGGACAATTGTAAGGTACGTGAGGTAAACGGTGGTTCGTGGTTGCTTAACCCTGTGTCAGGTCTGTACCACTCACTTAGGTACGACAAAGACAGATTCAGTACACTAAATCAAAGCACTGGTGTATACTGCTTTGATACTTGGGTCGCAGGTTGTGCAGCTCGCGGTATGAAGATCATCGGTCAGTTTCACGATGAAATAATTGCATTAGTTAAGGAAGGAGAGGAGCATGTTATAGAACATATTATGGATACTTCCATACAGAAGACCAACGAACGTGTTGATCTAAACGTAGAATTAGGCATAGATTATAGCTTCGGTAAAAATTATGCAGAAATTCACTAGGTTGGGGTTGACATTTTAATCCTGGATATTATATACTATATTCGTCTCAGTAAAAAGGATATGAGAAATGACAAAACGTAAGGCGCAGACTATCATCATGGATGGTTTTATTAAGTGGGCAAGATTACGTACATCCGATATGGACACTAAGTTCGTACCAGAAGGACAGTACAACATGGAGTTCTATCCCGAAAATAAGGAGGAGTTATCAAAACTTTTACATGAAGCTAAACTAAGAAAGAAAGATATTAAGCTCAAAGACCCCTACGATGGAAATGGGTTTGGTGTCGGACAGTGGGTAAAAATCTCACGTAATCATGTTAACCGCACAGTAGAAGAGTTTGGTGGTCCACCTACAATTGTCAAGATGGACGATGATAGGCCTGCAGGTAGTTGGGACTTCGAGGCTGACGGTCTCATTGGTAACGGCACTAAGGTTCGTATCAAGATTGTATTCTACGGTGAGGGCAAC